AATAGACGGTAAGCTGATCGAGGGAGATCAGCGTCAGCGTCGTCGGCGAACCACCGTATTCGATACGTGCACGACTCCACAGGCTGCCGCCACCTGAGGCCCAACCGATGCCCACCTCGGCCATGTTGCCCACCACGGCACCCTGCGCGTATGTGTAATGGGCTTGCATGTGCCCCAGATAATCGCTCGGCCCAAGATTGCTCTGGCTGTCGAGGGAGAGGGTGCTGCTGTCGGCCACGAACGCCTGCAGACTCGTGTCGCTGGCCGAAGCCAACGCCGTGCCCGTACCGATAGACGCCCAGGCAAAAACCTGCGGAGAGGTTGCCTGCGCCAGCCGATCGAGGCCTATGTCGGTCACGATGTTGTCGAACCAACCGGTGTCACGCTCGCGTTCGGTGCCCTCGTTCACGACGAGGCGATAGCGACCCTTGAAACGGACCTTGATCTCGAAATCGGGCTTTTTCATACCAATGTCCCAGCAGTTAGGGTTGGAATTCCGACCGACATCTCGTCGGCAAAAGCATAGACCACGTACTCGATTGTCACCTCGAGCGTGCCGCTCTCGAGCGTCGGGATGCCGATCGACATTTCGTCACTGTAGACGTAGACGATGTACGCAATCGTCACCTCGAGCGTGCCGCTCTCGAGCGTCGGGATGCCTACCGACACCTCTTCACTGTAGGCGTACTCCGTGAACGCGATCGTCACCTCGAGCGTGCCGCTCTCCAACGTCGAAAGACCCACCGACATTCCGTCGACCGTGGTGTCCATGGTGTAGCCGCGCTCGAGCGTCGGGACACCGATCGACATGAAATCGGAGGTGAGGAACGGATAGATCAGCGTCGTGTAGTAGTCGCCCACGGGTGGCGGAGGCGGCGGCGCAACAAAGCGACGCACCGTGATCACGTTCTCGTGCTCGCCGACACCGCGCGTCGCGATGAGCGGGTACACGAAGTCGACGATCAAAACGTCGTTGCCGCCTAGGGGCTCGCCCTCGTACTTCCACTGCAGGAAGCTCGGCGGCGTGCCTGGGATGCCGCTTGGCGCGGGCGCCGGTGTCGGGCCGAACGTCGTCGTGTTGACGGGCTCGGCCGGAGTGCCCGGTGCCGGCAGGCCTGAGCCGACCACCACAGGGGTGATCTCGAACGGCATGCCGCTACTCCTCGATGACTAGCGTCACCGTGACGGTGTTCTCGTCGCCTCCGCTAGTGCCGCGCACGGCCACGATCTCGCCGATGAAGTCCACCGTGTCGGCGTCAGGGCCGCCCAGGTTGACGCCGTTGTAGCGGAACTGGATGTAGCGAGGCCAACCGCTCGGTGCTTGCGGTACGAAGCCAGCGGGCAGGACTCCGAAAGGCATCTACCACCTCCCCAGCCACCCGCCGAGGGTAGCGTAGCCGCGGTTGTTGAAGTTGGCGAGCGACACCGGGCGGGCCCGCTGCGCGCCGACGTTGTAGCTGCGCTGCGCTTCGGCCTTGCCGTTGCTGATGCCTGCCTGGAAGACGCGCGCCTTCAGCAACGCCATCTGCGGGCTCGACCACGGCATGCCGGGAATCTCGTAGAGGTAGGCGAGCGCACCGGCCTCGATGTCGTTGCTGTACTTGATCAGCGGCGCCTGCGGCACGTTCACCGCGGCTTCCTTCGGCGACAGGATCACCGTGATGCTCAGGTCGTACTCTTGGTCGGGGATCGGGTAGACCGCGAACTGCGCCTCCGGCACGTACGCGTAGCGCAGCGGCTGTCCGGTGGTTACGTTCGGATTCCACGAGGCCGAGTCGCTGGGCGGCAGGCCCCAGGTCTGCAGGTTGCCGCCAGTGGGCTGCCACGATGCCTGCATCGCGAAGATGCCCACGATGTCGAGATCAGGGTCGTTGCCCAGGTCGTACTGCTGCTGGTCCGCGACCGTAACGCCGGTCACGTTCGTGCGCAACCACTGCGTCTGCTGGCACCACTCGCGCATCGCGCGCATGTAGGCGTGCCGCAACGTCACGGTCGGCACCTTGCGGATGATCTGGGCGACGTTCGCCAGATAGTCGTTGACGTCGACCATGTTCATCAGGCAGTCCCCGGTTCGGCTGAAACCTTCGGCAGCACGGTCGCCATGGCCGCTGCGTCGAGACTCAGTAGCCCACCCCATTGACCGAAGTGCGCGTTGGTCTTCGCCAAGTCCTGACGCTTGCTGTTCTTCATGTATGCCTTGGCGAGCACATAGTTGAGCAGCGGCGCCACGTAGCTGTCGGGAATCTGAATCTCTTCGGCGGCGTACATTACCTGGGGCGGCACCGCGGCGTAGATCAGATCGACGACGCCCGTGCCGTCGTTCGGCGGGAAGATGACGTACCGCAGCGGGTTGCGTGGGTCGGCGGTGAAGTGCTCCACCACGGCTTCCTGCGTGCCCGCAGGCCAGAACCGGCTCGCCTCGTCGAGCAACCCCTTGTCGACCTGAGTGACGATCCGCCCATCCGTGTTGCGCGGAATGTCGATCAGCGCGGTGCCATCCGCAGGAATCTCCTGCTGCACGCCGGCCGCGAGCACCACCGCCGTCTGCACCACGTAGATGTCGTGGTGCACGAGCGCCGTCGTGCGCAGGGCTTCGTTCAGGTAGTCCAGAAGCTCGTCAGGCGTCCACGTACGGCCAGCCGTGTCGAGCAGAGTGCCCGCAACGCTGTCGAGGATCGTGGACGCCTGGAAGGTCATGGACTAGCTCAGGTCGCTGCCGCCCGCTGCTGCAGCGTTCTCGAGGGCTTCCATCTCGGCAGCCTTCTTCATCACCTCGCTGCGCAGCGTCTTCAACGGCTTCTTCGGGTCCAGAGCGAGGCCCCAGGTTTCCATCGCGAAGACGGCGAGATCGTCAGCAGTGGCCGTGCCGACGTCGAACGCGTCCTCTGCGGCCTTGCTGTTGACGATCCGCGGCGCGTCGGTGCGCATGGCCGCCGAGCGCTCGATCCACTTCATCCGGTCGGCGGTCGTGCTCTTCTGCGCTTCCTCGAGGCTCGCCGGGTAGACCCGATAGTCCTTGTGCACGCGCAAGCGCGGGGTGTTCGGCATCAACCGCCCGTTCTTGACGTTCACCACGAAGGGGTTCGTCTTGTCCTGCTTCTTCTTCGACCGGCTGTTGGCGGCTGCGAGATTGGCTTCCTGCTCTGCTGTGATCATGGGTGCTCCGCTTGATCTGTAGGGGGGTTACTTCTTGACCTTGACCTTGGCGGCCATCTTCATCGGGGGCGCCCCGGCCGGCACCGGCATCGGCATTTTCTTGCCGAATGCGGGCATCTTGCCTTTCGGCGCCAGGATCGGTGCCTTCGTCATCTTCGCGCCCATCTTCATTCTCCTGAAGGGTTAGTTTTCCGATCAACCCTCATCGAAGGCGGATCGAAAAACCGGCGCCTGGGCGCCGGTTCTCAGGTATCGCTCGTCGGCTCAGGAGCCGGTGGGCGAGGTGCCGGGGGTCAGCGCGCGGGTGCGAATCGGCCCGCCGTCGCCCTTCAGACCGACACCGAGAGGTTTGTGCGGGTAGCGGGCCTTGGCCTTGCCGCTCGCGTTCTTCTCCTGCATGGCGATCGTCTCGGGCGGCACCAGAACCTTGTCGTTCGCGCCGTAGGGGTTGCTCGTCTTCATCGTCAATTCTCCTGGGTTGAGGCTGTGGGCAGTGCTCGGGGCCGGTCAGAGCCCCGAGCTTACTGCTTTTAGCTCGGCGCGACCACCGCGGTGCCGACGTAGTTCGGGCCGATCACCTCGTAGCCGAAGACCATGAGGCCCCGAACGATGTACCCGAAGTCACTCGGGTTGTCGATCATCTGGCACTCGACAATCTGCGACGCGAACGTCAGGCCGGCGCTGTGGCCGAACATGACGTAGTAGGCCGGGCCCGGCGACGTCTGCCGGAGCAGGTTGCGCGACTGGTACAGGGTGAACCGATCGATCTCGCCGATCTTGCCGTTGCGCATGATCGACGTGGCGTCGCCGGCAAGCGAAGCGATCCGCAGATCGCTCTTCTTGACCGTCGCCGTCATCGAGGGCGGGATCACCATCCAGCGGCCTTCGTCGCTGACGTTCTGCTCGTCGAGGACTTGGCCGCAATCGACGATGAAGTCGAGGACGGTGGTCTTCGTGATCGAGACAGGCGTCGAACTCGTGCCCAGGTTGATGTTGTTCGAGTCGGCGCCCGCCGTGGTGCCGCTGTTGTCAGCGGACACTTCGGCGGGGATCGTCTCGAGCATGTCGCTGTCGGCGGCGATGCGAAGCTGGATCGAGCCGTCGTTCGCGAAGATGTCGGCCAAATCGAGATCGCTCTGACGCGAGTCGACGGTCGACAGGGCGACGCAGAAGCTCTTCGCCTGATCGATCGCGAGCGTCACGCTCGCCGACGTCGGGTACTGCGGGCTCAGGCCCGCACCGATCACGTAGTCGGCGACGGTGACATCCGGGATGGTCCGAATCTTCACCTGCGCGCCGTAGCCCGCGATCTCGCCTTCGTAGTCGGTCGACGCGATCTCACCGAACACGGTGGTCTTGTAGAACTTCTCGACGAGCTTGCCGGAGTACAACTCCGGGTCGAAATTGGAGGTGCCGGCCGGCCCGTAGTCGGGGTAGCCGGAAGCACGAGGAACGCCTGCCATGGTGGATTCTCCTGAAAGGGTGGGGTCTTACCCCCGTCTTTCAGCGACGGGGGTCACGCAGCTTCATCCGAGCCTCGAACTCCACCCGTTCCGAATCCTTCACCTTGCCGAGCGCGGACCGTTTGTAGTAGTCCTTCACCTCCGCACCGGTCGGGGCTGTGAGCCCAGACTGCGCAGCGGGTGCGCCCTCACCTGCTCCTGCACCTGATCCGCTCGGGACGACGGGCGGCGGGGGCACCGCGATCGTCTTCGCGAACGACCTGAACATCTTGGCCGCGCCTACGGCGTTGAACGCCTGGACGTGTGCCGTCAGGATGCTCTGGCGCGTCGCGCCGTGCTCGTCTTCCTGGGCCAGCCACTCGTGCCAGCGCGCGTCTTTGTCGGTGTCGGGCCACTCTGGGAAAAGCTCGGTGAGCTTGTCCTGAAAAGCCTGCTTGCGCGTCTCGGCATTCGTCGTCGCCTCCGACTCCCGTAGCTGCTTCAGAGGCTGCACCGCAGCGTCGATCAGCTTCTGAGCTTCGGCTTTGGCGGCTCGATTCGCCGTTTGCGCCATCACACGACATTGCTCCTCGCCGTAGGCTTCGATCTGTTCCTTCGTGAAAAGGGTCGTCAGATCGATCTCGGGCTCGGGGGCGGCTTGCTTGAGGGTCTGAACCTCGGTGTGCAGTTCGGTGAGCCGCACATTCAGGGCGGCCACCTGCTCGAGACGCTGCTCACGCTCACGGGCGAGGATGCCCGAGGTGACGTCGAACCGCTGTCGCCAGTAGTTCGGGTCTGCGTGGCGCGGATCGGCAGGC